AAGTAATTTAAGACCATATTCTGCTAAGCAAAATCTTTTAGATGGAATAAATAGAGTAAGGCATAAATAAAAATAAATATTCTTAATAATATTTAATTATATTATTAAGAACAAAATAATCAATTAAAAAATAAAAATGGAGTAATAAATGGCTCAAGCTACAAACACAGGTTCAACTTTAAGCTTTCCAGGAGGTCAAAATAAGACATCTACCTCTATTTCTACGCATATGGTTATATATGTAACTCCTCCAAATGGACCTCCAATTGCAGTTGGTGCAGTTCAAGAGATAAGTATAAATGAAAACCGTTCAATAGCAACTATTGATGAAGTAGGTACAGACGGTCATATAGATTCTGTTCCAACAAAATCAACAGATATAAGTGGTTCTTGTAGAAGAGTTAGATTTGATAGATTAAGAATTGCAGAAGCTTTTGGAAGAGGATTTACTCACGTATCAGCTCAAGCATATCCTTTTGATATTGTTATTGTTGATAGACAAAAAAGTGATCAAGGCGCACAGATATCAACTGTAATTAAAAATGTATGGATAGAGTCATTAAATTATACATATGGTGCAGAAAATTGGTTAATAACTGATACAATGAATTGGAAAGCAGAGACTATATTTTCAATTCTTGGTGGCGGTTCAAATCCAAATGCTTCAGGTGGAGCTCCAGTTGCTACAGGCGGAGAAAGACAAATACCATTTAGCAATGTTCCTATTGAAAGAGAAACTGATACTGGTTCTAATGGTAGAAGAGGTTCATTAAGTGCTTCAGGTCTAATAGATTTGGGCAGTGATGGAACACTATTTTAAAATAAATTAAACTAAACTAAAAATAGGGGCTAGAAATAGCTCCTATTTTATTTTTATATTATTAATTGATATATAATTAAATTGGAGGATTGTATGGCTAAAATAGAAAGTGAAATTGGCTCTGTTTCTGTAAAAGGAAAAATGAAAAATTATGAAGTTTCAGATGAAAGTGATAGTTATGAAGAAGATGAATTTGAGGAGAATCCATTTGAGGCATATGAAAGTCATTATATGAAGCATAGAGAGGGTCAAAAAAAAGCAACATTTGATCCTAACAAAGAATATGTTGAAGTTACTAATAAAAGAAGAATAGTTCCTCCTGTAAGAAATCATTTTGTAGCTAATGATGAAGAAACATTATCAGTTGAAGAGCAAGTAGCTAAACTTAAACAACAGAAAAAAACATATCAAAACACAAAGTTAAGTGATTTTTCTAGAAAAAGATTAGACCTTTTAATAGGAATGTCTAAATTAACTAGAGAAATTGATATTGAAGGTACAATTTTTGAATTGCAAAGTTTAAGTTCTGGAGAATTAAGAGAAGTTTATATTCAAGCAGAAAAATATAATAATACAGTACAGTTTCCATATGAATTAAGGCGTCAAATATTATCAAAATCATTAATAAAAGTTGCTGGATTAGATATTTATGATTTTTTAGGTAATTATGAATATAACAGTAAACTTATTTTAATAGATAATTTGGGGGAAAGTTTTGTTTCTAGATTATTTGATGAATATAATATATTAAGTAATGAGGCTAATACAAAATATGCTATAAAAACTGAAGAGCAAATGAAAGAGGTCTTAGAAGACTTAAAAAAATAATAAATGAACCGGAGTATAGATTTATATGGCATCTAATGAAAATGTGGGGTTGTGCTTTAAATGACCCTAGAATAACAGAATTAGATCCGGTTCAAAAAATGTGGATGTATGAAAATTGGGTAGCCGATCAATCAGATAAAGCCGAATTGGCAAAGAATCATGCATATTTATTAGCATCATTTTATAATCCAGAAGGAGTTAAGCAAGCTTTGGGATTATCTGAAAATTCTGAAAAAATATCTGATGAAGAGTTTGAAGAATCATCTAAATTTATTAGAAAACCTATTAAAAATAAAGAGCAAAATAATAATAAAAGGAAAAATAGAAAATTATTAAAATAACAAATTAAACTATTTTTTAGGTATATTATAAACTTGCTATTTTTAAAATAGTTATAGATTAAATTAGGTAAAAATGGCTGATAATAATACACCTGTTACAGTAAGATCAGATGATGCTAAAGCCGCCTCTGAAGCTTTAAATAATCAAGAAAAAGCTACAAAGGCAGCAGCTGATGCTGCTCTAAAACATAAAGAAGCTATAGAGGAATCTTCTAGTGTTTTTAAAAATCATACTGACATAATTAGTATTACAAATAATGTATTTGATAAATTTAATTCAAAACTTAATATTTCAGCTACTAATTTAAGAAATTTATCAGATCCTACATCTAATCTTACATCACAATTTGGATTATTAACAACAGGCATATTAGGAGCAGAAAAATCATTCTCAAATCTAGGATTTGATTCTAAAAATATAAATAATTTTTCTGATCAATTAGGAGGTATTATTGGCATATTGCAAAACCCTAGCTCTTTTAGTAAAACTGCTATAGATGAAGCTAAAGGCGCTATTGTTAGACTATTAGAAGCATCTGGAGCTTCTGGAGATTCTTTAAAAAAAGCTATAAGTGAAGGACCAGGGGCTCTTATTGGATTAGCTAAAAATATATTAGAAACTGCAGATAATGGCTTAAGGATGCAAAATGTATTTTTAAAATTGTCTGGTGTTACTGGAAATTTTGGAGATGTAATTGCCAGTGCTGGGCAAGATTTATCTAATATGAATAAACTTTTAGCTCAACAAACAACTTTTATTAAAGATGCGAATAAAGATACAAATCTTGGAACGCAAGCTTTAACAGAGTATTGGTCAATTTTAGGTAAAATACCAAATATTTTAAATGAAATGAATGTATCTTTACCTGGGTCAAGTAAATCTTTAAATATATTATCTGCTTCTATTCAAATGGCAACTGGGTCTGGAAGAGATTATAAAGAATTACTTGGAGATTTAGAAAAATCTACTATAGAGTTTGGATTATCTACATCTCAAGCATTTTCATTTGTTGCAAAAATAAGTGATTTATCTAGTCAATTAAAAGCTCCATTAGCAGATATTAAAAAGAATTTAATGGAAACAGCAACATCTTTTACAAAATTTGCAGATACAGGAGAAGCTGCTGCTAAGCAATCTGCTGGTATTGCTGAAATAATGAATAGATATGGACAAGCTTTAAAAAACACTGGGATGACAGCTCAAGCATCTGTATCATTAGTATCAAATATGACTAAATCTATAACAGAGCTTAGCATTGCTCAAAAATCATTTTTATCACAACAATCTGGTGGTCCTGGAGGTTTAAGAGGAGCCTTTAATATAGAAAATATGCTAAGAAAAGGTGAAACTGAAAAAGTATTTGAAATGGTTCGCTCTCAAATGAAAAAACAATTTGGTGGCAATATTGTTTCTTTAGAAGATGCTTCTAAAAGTGAAGCTTCAGCTACACAATTACAAAAACAAATGCTTATGTTGCAGCAAGGACCTTTAGCAAAATTAGCTAAAAATGATCAAGAGGCATATAGAATATTAGAAGCTTTTAAAGATATGGATAAAGGCAAGGCTATACCAAAAGAGCTTTCTAAAAATTTAGCTGTAGAACAAATAGATAGAGGTAAAAAAGTTCAAGAATTATCAAAAACTTCTTTTGGAGATTTAAAATCAACTTTAGAAAATACAATGTTTACAGCAAATATTGCTAATTTAGATACTATGCAAAAAATGTTTACAGGTCGTGTTGGTAGTATAAATACTAATGATACTAATGCTCAAAAACAAATGAGACAAATAGCTGCTAGTACAACAACAGAAACTAATAAAGATTCTAGTATTAGTAAATCAGCAGCTGATGATCTTGATAAAATTCGTAACACTCCAAAGGTATTACGTAATACTTTTGATGCATTTATAGATGGTTCTAAAAAAGTTTTAGGAATAAAAGATACAACTGAACAAAAACAAAGACAAGAATTAAAGCAAAGTATTGAAAATGCAAAATCTACTCCTAAACAAGTTAAACCAGAATTTAAAACATCTGATTTTAGTAGTCTTAGAGAAGATAATTTTGGTGAAACTTCAGCCCCACAAATAGTTAGAGCGGCAGTTAAATCAAATTCTGAAGCTGAAACTATTGCTCAGCCTAGTAAAAAGCAAGAACCTTTAAAAACAAGAATTGATAATGCAATAGAAGACTTTAACTTTAAAGTTAATGTTGAAGCAGTATGTTCTCATTGTAAACATTCTTTGGAAATATCAGAACAAGAACAATCAGTACGCCCTTCAGGAAATAGATAAAATGAAATACTTGTACATCTTTGACAAGCTTAACTTACTATTCAAATTTGCTTCTCTTGAAGACGAAATTGCTAAATTATCTACTTCCAAAGAAATTATAGACTTCTTACTTAAAATTCAAGACTCAAAGCTAAAAGGTCAAGCTTTTAACTTTGTTAAAACTAAAAATCCTAATTCTGTTCAAGAAGTTGAATTATTCTTAAACTCTATATTAGAAAAAGATAAGAAAATCAAAGAGTTAAAAGAAAATACTTTAAAATCTAAAGAAAGTAATATCCCAGATGAACTCAAAAGTATCTATAATAGTATAACTTACCCTAAGTTAAAGCAACTAATTTTACATAAGATAGAACAAAAAGAAATAACTAATTCTAATAATCTTCAAGAAAAATTAGACAAAATTTCTCATTATCTTCAAGAAGTTAAAAGAGATTCTTCT